TAGCAGCACTAGTTCGTAATGAACGACAGGGGAAACAGGGTTCCCCTGGGCGGTAAGCGCCCAAAGATGACCTTGGCTCAAGTGGTGGCAAAATTTGCTCCATATCTGAAGCCAAGAGTGGACGCCTTGCAGCGCACTGAGCGCTTGTACAAGGAACTGATGGCAAAGACACCGCCACACTCTGCAGTGAAGAAACAAAGAGTGGCTACTAGACCTAACAAGTGTTATGAATGTGGGTCCAAGCAGCATCGCACCTACGGGACGGATAGGGAGGGGTGGGTAGCTTGTGAGTGCTTCCGTTGCGGAACAGAATACTTCTACCATCCTAACCAGGGTGTGCAGTCCTCAGCAGGTTACACTGCCATAGGGACTAAACCGGTCGTCAACAACTCTGCCAGCTGGGCAGGAGTTGTGAAGTCTAACAAACGACCCCAAACACCTTCCAGTGACTGGAAGAAGGACTGGAACAAAGTCAAGGACAAGGTTAGCAATCAAACAACCACGGCCACCCCCCAAGCGCCTCAGTCCCCTCAACCTCCCAAACTCTCTAGAGCACAAAGGGCCAAGAGAGCAAAGGAGTTGAGAGCTGAAAAACTGGCCAAGCAAGCTAAACCTATCACTCAGTTGAAAAGCTCATCCGAGAGCCCAGACACGGCTCTGGATGTAACGGAGATCAAGGAAGATAAGCCTATTAAGGTTAATGGTGAGATAATCACTGCAGAAGCTTTGACTGCTTCGATCAACCAAGTCTTGAAGACGGTTGACGTCTCCGATGATCTACCGACGTACGAACAGTACCTGAAGGATTTTCGTACGGAATCACACAAGCAACCAGGGGAGGTGGGCAAATGGATAAAGTCAGCAGAGCAAATACTACAATCCTGGCCTACCCGGTTACTTGTGTGTACTCCAACGGGAGTATACAGAGTGAAGAGGGACTTGGAGTCAACGAAGCCCTACCTGCTCAGCTACCTGAAACTGCTGAAAGCAGCGGATCTGGAGGACCTGGACCTATCGAACTGGGACCAACAGATCAGTGCAGCAGCGATGATGGTGGCGACGAAGCCCCTGAGGGCCAGCTGGAGAAGAGCAAAGGGCCGAAGGAAGACTGGTGGAACAAATCCCCCTACGCGGGAATGCAAGGAAAGTTCGAAAGAGATGGCTGGTACTTAAAGACCGCCACATTACCAGCATCCTTACACTACGTTAGACACGACTACGACTTTGTTCCCATCATCAAGAACAAAGTTCGGCGATTAACCAACGCAACCGCACCAAAAACAGTAGAATATTTCCCGGATTTATACGCTCATCTTAAGTTGAAAGCAGCACTAATCCCGAGAGACGAACTTATGCGCAGCCAGCTCCGTGCACATGCCCAACAGTTGATCCTGCAAAAGGAAATACACCCAAGGTGGGCTGAGAGAGGCTTCGTGGGATCAATTACGCTAGCTATGGTGCCCGATGATGAGGAGATACAGGCCCACATCTGGGAAAGAAGCCCTGCCAATGAGAGCAGGAAGGCCTTCCTATCGGGGGAAGGGGAAGTTTACACCCGCTTCAAATGGGTGGCAAAGTTGACTGTCTTTGCGCTGGCGGCAGGTTGGATAACATCAAGGCAAATAACTTTAAGATTTTTGCAAAGAATGCTGAGACGTGCAGGCATAGTCGTCAAATGCACCGTCCTTTCATTCCTGATGTATGTCTGCCACCTCTATACGGAGATCATGGCTGTAGTGCCAATGAGTTTCGTAGCCTTACTGGACGACACCTTACGCAAACCCGCGAAACAGAGAGGGAGCATCTTAATGGCTATCACAACATCTTGCGTAGCCTGGCTAGTCGCATCCCGCAAGTAAGCAAACTTAGCAGTAGAGAGCTAATACGCTCACGTCCCCAGCGGATGAGAAAGAGGTACATTAAGGGTTTAATGCTAGATCTTAAACCTACGCACGGAAATGTCAACCTCTTTGTTAAGTTTGAGAAGAAGGACGATCCAGGAAAGGCCCCCCGCGCCATCCAATATAGAGCAACTCCTTTCACTGCTCGCCTCGCCAAGTACATTGTACCAATCGAGAAGGCCATATCTAAAGTGGTTGATGGAGAAAATGGAGGTTTCCCTTTTGTAGCCAAAGGATACAACTCGCTTGAAAGAGGAAACATCTTGTACGAAATGTGGGTCTCCAAGGACAACCCAGTGGCCTACTTGATAGACCACAGCAAATTTGACAGTTGTGTAAACACCGATTTGCTGAAGATGGAACATGAGTTCTATAAAACCCTATTTCCTAATGACAAGTATTTGTCATTTTTGTTAAACCAGCAATTGGTAAACAAAGGTAGAACTAGGAGTGGTATCAAGTACTGGTGTAAAGGACGACGAATGAGTGGTGATCCAAACACAGCATGTGGCAATTGCGTCATTAACTACGCGATTTTGCGCCATGCTTTTGGCCCTGAAGCTCTAATATTTGTAGATGGTGACGACAGCGTGGTAATCACAAACGGTGAACAGAGAGTGGACTTGTCTGGTTCTGGCATGGACTCCAAGGTCAACATAGCAAAGGAGTTCTGTAAGATTGAATTCTGCCAGTGCCAACCAGTATATACACCCAATGGGTGGCTAATGTGCAGAGAACCCATGCGGGCTCTTAATAGGGCCTGCTACATAATGGGCAAAGTTCCAACTAACCTGCCAGATTACTTAGCCACAATTGGAATGGGCGAGGGCATGTGCAGCCCCTACATGCCCATTATCTCTGTCCTTGCTGATAAGTTTCGGTCTTATGGAGGTTCGTATAAATGGTATTTCACCGAGTACAGACCAAATGCCATGAACGTTGGGATTGGCTACAAGATGCCAACAGATGTGTCTCGAGTGTCGTTCGACTCCGCTTTTGAGATAGATGCCCACACACAACGTCTCATCGAGCAGAAACTGCAAGGGATGGTGTTGAAACTACATTATCAACACTAAGACAATGGTTAAGGATTGTCTACCTACCACCGATTGTGGAGCACACTATGTGCAAGAAGTTGTGGCACCTTCAGGAGCCACATCCTGCGATGGTCCTCCAGACGGGAGTGACCAATCGTCCAGTCCAGCCAAAACTAGGGATCAAGTCATCATTCCACGACCATCGTGGATTGATGGGACATGGGACGTAGTTACTTTTCTAACTCCATACTATGTCCAACAAGTGGTTTCGATAGCTTTTCCATCAGAAATATCGGCCACCACTGTACGACCATATGCCAGGTGGGTAATTAATTCAATTAATACCCAATTCTGGTGGGACACTCAACTCCCCCAGTGGATCAATCCAGCTGAACACGTCATTTACAATGACCAAGGTGAAATCGTACTGGTACCATTTCCCTTTGCAGTTGGATTCCACTGCCCTAGGCTTCTCCGACCCCTATTTGAAGGGTTGGGCCCGGAGCCTAGGATTCTCACGGAAACTCGTGAGATGAGGAGATGGGGTCGATACATTACTATCACCCCAGTGGCCAATGCAACGGAATTTAAGGGGCGCATTGCAGCCGCTAGCTTGCAATTTAATAGCGCACTCAATCCAGTGCATGCAATGGTCGAAGGAGGCCCAGACCCTGGTCCGGGCCCTGTAGATCCCACACCTCCACCCACACTAGAATGGGCAAGGTTCTGGTGCGACAACTATTCCGGAACCAACCCCTACCTATACACCAGAGCGGGCCTCACTAGAACATGGTGGAGCTCCTCTTGGCTGTTTGAGGACAACTTGTCATTCGACCTGTTCAATTTGAATGGGAATATTATCATACCTGGTAATACCCCCTTTCAAACCTCAATAGTGGTACTCACTAGTGGTGGAGCACCCCCTGCCCTGTCCTTCCATGTTACCTTCCGGGTGGGCAACAACGTAGTGTTCCAAGGTGACTTTTCTCCTGGTGTAGCCATTCCCTTGTTCAAAGGGCGTAGGGCAATAAGGTCAACTCCAATTGATACTGATGAATTGGCCAGGTATACCATTACACCAGAATTCAGCTTTGAGGCTCTACTACAAGCTGATGAGAAGTCCTACTCCAATAATTGGATTGAAGGAGCACATTCTAGGCAGGCATGGGGCAAAGGCTACCTCGAATTCACGCCCACCAGAGAGTGGAGACCATTGATTCGAGCTCCTGCGGGAGGGAGGGTCGTTATAGATCAGGCTTCTATCAAACGTGACATAGTTGACCTATCAGGGAAATGGCATGTCACATATGCCTCAAACATCGACCCCAAAGCGTCGTACACTATGATGTACGGCACCCACTATCAGCTATGCAATGAGACCGATGCATCCTTTCAGCTGTTCAAGAAACCAGTTCCTGCCAGGGATGATGGTGCCATCGAAATGGCCCTCACCCTGCAAACTGCACTGCCGCACACGTTCCCCGCCAAGTTCAACGATGGTGGAATACTCCCAATGATCTTGTCGCAGGTCAAAAGGGTTGGTTCGGCAGGGCTAGCAGGCCTAGCGAAAGGGATAGTGGGCTCCCTCATGGGCGGCCTCCAAACTATTGGAACGGCTGATAGGGTTATTGGCTACCCCAGTATGTCAACAACATATGGAAATAACCCCGTCAGTCTGTATGGAGGTAACGGCAAGACCAATGGCCGAAGAGGGAGGAAAAAGCGAGCGAATGGACGTGACGCCATCGCTAGCTTGATGTCAAGAACATCAAACATTTGAGCGCAGCTCACACCCCTGGGAGGGGGGTGACGTCACGGGGTGCCTCCTTGCTTATACTAGTGCGATAGTCTAGTCGGCGACCAATATCGGTTCACCATTTGTGAGTAACGCCGTACACCCCGACGCCATGGGACTG